CGCGCAGGCATGGTCGCGGTGGTGACCGGCGTCACCTGGTGATGAACCCCCGGCCACCCCGTCGGGTGGCCGGATAACCTCGCTTGCAAGGAGAGCGACCCATGACCGACGTAACGAGCAAGGCAACGGCGGCTGAGAAGTCGACCGCGGCCGCCAAGGACGACGAGGCCCAGCGCGTAGACGACGTGCGCGCGAACTCTGTCGCCGCGATGGATGTGGTCGAGGCAATGCAGCCGACGCCGACCCAGGAAGAACTGAACAAGATCCACCGCGGCGAGCCCGGCGGCTACAAGACCCGCCAGTCGAAGGCGAGCTAAGTAGTGGGCCTTCCCGTCACTCAGACCGTCTCGAGCTTGGGCGGCTATAAGCTGTCCACGCGCGCGGCCGTAGCGCAGCAGCGCTATGATGCGCCGCGCGCCGCGAAGAGCGTCGAGGGTGAATATCGGGAAGGCCCCTACGATCTACCTATCACCGGCGGATGGCTGTCGCCTGAAGCTGGTCGAAACCTAAATTTCTGGCAGATGGGCTACGATGTTCAGAGCCCTCGCGGGTCGGCGATGGTAGAGGCTTGCGTCTCGGCTTACGCGCAGACGATCGCGATGTGCCCTGGCAACCACTGGCGCCGCGCCGAAGGACAAGGCCGCGTCCGTGTAACGAACTCGGCGCTGGTCCGGGTAATCAAGAAGCCGAACGCCTACCAGACCATTTCCGACTTCCTGCTCAACGCGTCCCGCGCCTTGCTGTTGGAGGGCAACGCATATGCCCTCGCGCTTCGCAACGATCGCTACGAGATCACCGAGCTGCACCTGATGGATCCGCGGGCCAGTTTCGCGCAGGTCGCATACGACGGATCTATCTTCTATCACCTGTCCGGCAACGAGGTCATTGAGCGCCAGATCGGCGCCGGCTTCACGGTCCCCGCGCGCGAGGTGCTCCATCTTCGCCTCCACACGCCGCGCCACACCCTAGTCGGTGAGACACCGCTCGCCGCAGCCGGACTGCAGATAGCGGCTGGCAACGCCGCTCTGACGCAGCAGATCAACTTTTTCCTCAACCAGTCCCGGCCATCGTTCGTGCTGACGACCGAACAGGTCCTGAAGAAGGAGCAGGTCGACACGCTGCGCGCGGCTTGGAATGAGCAGTCCAGAGGCCTCAATCAGGGCAGCACCCCGATCCTGACCGCTGGTTTGAAGGCGACGCCGATCGGCGCGAAGGCGACCGACTCTCAGCTGGTCGACATGCTGAAGCTGTCCGACAAGGCAATCGCAAGCGTCTACCGCGTCCCGCTGGCTATCGTCGGCGAGGACGCCAAAGCGGTCGCATCGACCGAAACGCTGATGCAGTTCTGGCTCGCCAGCGGCCTTGGGTTCGCCCTCAACCACATCGAGGAGGCGATGGGCCTGTTCTTCAGGCTCGGCGGCCAGCCCGACGAATATCTCGAGTTCGACACCAGCGCCCTGCAGCGCTCGTCGTTCAAGGAACGCGTCGAGGGCTGGGCAGCAGGCACGAAGGGCGGGATCTTCGATCGGAATACCGCGCGCGCGGATTTCGAGATGGGCCCCGTCGAGGGCGGCAACGAGCCATGGGTGCAGCAGCAGGACATCCCGCTCAGCGTCGCAGCGGAATCAGCGAAGAACCCCCCGGCCGCCCCCGCGCCGCCCGCGCCGGCTGTGCCAATCGAGGCGCCGGCGGATCAGGCGCGGCGATACGAAGCCCTACGCCAAAAGGAAGCGAGCCAGATATATGGATGATATCGAGGTTCGTGCATTCGTCGATGGCGCGCGTGATGCCGTCCGGAAGATGCTCGCCGACGTTCGCAGCGAGGCAGATCGGGCCGAGGCGCTTCGTGCCGCGGAGCACCGTGCCTTCATGGCCGAAAGCCGGCAGGCTGATCTCATCCGCGATCGCGACTTCGCCGACATGATGCGAGAATTGAAGGATCGCCTCGCGTCTGTGAAAGACGGCGCTGCGGGCCGTGACGGCATCGACGGTAAGGATGGCGCACCCGGCGTCGACGGCGTCGACGGTGTGAACGGCGCTGACGGCGCACCGGGGCAGGACGGCATGACCGGTGAGCGCGGTGCAAATGGTGCACCGGGCGTTGACGGCAAAGACGGGGCAAATGGCGAGCCAGGTATCGCCGGCCAGCCAGGGCGTGACGGTATCGACGGCAAGGATGGTGCCGATGGTCAGCCAGGTCGCGACGGCGTCAATGGTAAGGACGGATCGCCGGGCGCTGCTGGCGAACCGGGCCGCGACGGTGTTGACGGTAAGGACGGCGCAGAGGGCGCACCTGGCCGTGACGGTGCAGATGGTGTCGGCGGCCCCGTCGGCTCGCCCGGCCGCGACGGCGTCGATGGCAAGGATGGAGCTGACGGCGCGCCCGGCCGCGATGGCGATCAGGGTCCGCAAGGTGTTCCCGGTACCGACGGTCGCGACGGCATCGACGGCAAAGACGCGTACCAGGGCGAAGCGCGCGGGCTGTTCGATCCGGAGGCTCAATACCGTGCGATGGACACAGTCAGTTTCAACGGATCGGAATGGCGGGCCAAGCGCGACGAACCAGGCGCCCTGCCCGGCGATGGCTGGATGCTTTCGGCTGGGCGCGGCAAGCGTGGAGATCGTGGCGACCGCGGCGAACGCGGCGCCGACGGCGCGCCGGGTCGCGCCGCGCCAGAGATCATCGCCCTATACGCCGACCCGAAGGCGATGAGCATCGTCGCGACGAAGGACGACGGCAGCGAACTGACGGCCGACCTGTTCGAACTCGCGCAGGTCATCCGCACCGCTTGAATTTCCCAGTTCGGGATCGGCTTGACCCCTTGGTCGGTCCCGGAAACTTTCAAACTGACGAGGTGCGCCGATGGCTGACGAACCCGTCACGCTGGAACAGGTGAAAACGCATCTGCGTCTCGGCACGTCCGAGCACGAGGACGCGTATCTGAATATCCTGATCGGCGCGGCACGTCGCGCGATCGAGAACCTGACCGGGAGGGACATCGCCGTCGATGTTCCCACGCTGGATGAGCGAGACCAGAACGTGGTTGCTCAAGCTTCCCTGCTGCTGATTGGGCAATGGTATTCGAACCGCGAGGCCGTTGGGGTCAACGTTTCCGAGATCCCGCTCGCGGTCCAGTTTCTGCTCAATCCGCTGCGGGTGATGTTCGTATGACGCAGCTGACCGCGGGTGAGATTCCCGACTTCATCCGCATCGAGCGCCCCGTTGCTGGCGAAGGCTTCACCGACGCGGGCTCCGGTAGCTGGGTACTGGTCGATGAGGTCTGGGCAGGCGTCGTCGATATGCTGCCCAGCCGCGGCGAGAAGCTTGCCGAGGGCATCAACGTTGCCACCCGGCCAGCCCGGGTCCGCATGCGCTTCCGGGACGACATCACGAGCAACATGCGGTTCGTGATGGGCGATCGGATCATGCAGATCATCGCGGGGCCTGCCATCATCCGGCAGCGCTCGGGCGTCGAGTTTATGGTCGAGGAGTACAGCACGGCCGGGAACGCCGCCTGATGGCTACCAGCCGAGGTGGTCAATCGGTTCGCCGTTACATCGCGCAGCTGCCCGCCGAGGTGGAGAACAAGCTGCTGCGCGGCGCGGCGCGCGCCGGCGGGAAGATCATTCTCGCTGAGGCCAAAGAGCGGTCGATTTCCTCCGACGTCGACGAGGCGCTGGAAATGCGAAGCAAGTCGGAGGCTGGGCGGCTGACGGTGACGATCGCCGTTCGGAAAGGCTGGGGTCGCTCGATCGCCAACTGGCTCGAATATGGCACCGACGCCCATTTCATATCCGTCGCGAAGGACGAAAGCGGCGGCAAGAGCGTCGCGCGGATCAACGCCAAGGACAAGCGCACGATGGTCATCGGCGGCAAGTTCGTTGGCGACACCATTTTCCACCCGGGCGCCAAGCCGAACCCGTTTCTACGCCCAGCGCTCGACATCAAGGGGGCCGAGGCGATCGCCGCGGCGCAGAGCTTCATCAACGCGCGCGTGACCCGCTCGGGGATCGTCGGAACCGCTGAACCGGAAGGCGAAGACGCATGACCGGTGTCGATATCGTGGGCGCGCTGCTCAACTCGGACGAGACTCTGGTCGCGGCCATTCCCGCCGGACAGATCAAAGCCGGTGCGCTTCCCGACGGTGTCGCGCTGCCAACTTTATTGGTCCGGATGACCAGCAACGTCGAGCGGCAGATGCTCAAGCGTGGGCCCACCGTGCGTACCATGGAGCGCATCTCGGTCACCGTGCGGGCCGAAAG